AAGCTACCAGAGTCAGCAGAGCATTACCTCATGGAACATATTATCATAGGTGATAAAGGCGACGGCATACCCAACATGTTATCATCAGATGATGTGTTTATTAATGGTGAAAGGCAAAAGCCTATCCGTAAGAAACTATTAGCTGAATGGAAACTGATGAAGCCTGAAGAATTTGTTACAAGTGAAATGGCACATGGCTGGACTCGTAATAGAACACTAATAGATTTGTCCAAAACACCAGAAGACATAAAGGAAAGTATTATACATAGTTACAAGATACAAACGAACAAAGAGAAAGACTCTTTGCTTGATTACTTTGTACAGCACAACATGCAACAAATGATTGAGAGTATCGAAGACTTTTAACAACAAGGAAACAAATGAAGAAATTTTTAATACTAGCAACACTAATCGTTGCACCTTTTTACGCTACTGCAGTTGATGTTGGTGGTAATATTACTGTTGGTTCAGATTACTTATGGAGAGGAGCAAGCCAAAAGGGCAGTCCAGCAATCTCAGCAGGAGTTGAAGTAGGACATAATGGTTTATATGCAGGTACCTGGGTATCTCAAGTAGACTATGGTGACAATTCAGATTATGAGTACGACTTTTATGCTGGATATGGATACGACATAACAGACGAACTGTCAGTAGATGTAGGCCTAATCCAATATAACTTTAATAATGAGTCTGGAAACCAATTAGAAGAATGGTACACCAGTGCAACCTTTAGGAGATTTACAGCATCATATTATCGAGATTTAGACGATAGTGATAATCATTTTGCAGAATACAGCTATGAGATACCTGTTGACAATGTAAGCCTATCGGTATTCTATCAAGATCCTATGGATTTTTACGGTATAAATATAAGTAAAGACATCTCGGATTATACTTTGATGGCAACATTAGGACAAGACAGAGATGGAGACGGTGAAGCTGTGCTAAGTGCAGCATATAATTTTTAATGGAGGCGTTATGCTACCGAACAATATAACTAAATTTAGGCAAGTTAATGAAGCCCTTGATTGGGTATTTGAAGCACCTAAAAAAGATCAAGTTGAAAGACTTAAAACAGTCGCAAAGAAAAACCAGACGATCGTTCCATTTGTAAGATGGGGCGTGGGTGCTGAAAGTGTAAACTGGAATTTACCTGTAGGTATGCCAGAGATGACTAAGATTAAAGATGACATACCAGATGATATGGGTGAGTCAACACTTACAATAGAATTCAGAAGGATTAAATCTTTTACAGATCCAGAGTCTAACATGAATAATCTTCCTGAGTGGAAGCGTGAGATGAATTGGATGTCAATTATTGAAGGTGTGCATCATAAGGAAGCAGATCTTATTACACATATTAAAGATGGACAACTTCTAAAACTATATCCTAAACTAGAAGCTATTTTGCCTGATCTAGGCATTACAGAGTGGAATAAAACTAAGAAGACTAGGAAGAAGGCTGTCAAGAAGAGTGTGGCCAAGTAAATATTGGAAATACGAAAATATAAAGAGCGTACATTTAGAGATATCAACTCTTTGTAACTCTATTTGTCCGTGGTGTCCTAGATATGAGAACTTCTCACCCAATCTAAATCCTAACATCGTTGAAGGCGCTTACACACTTCAACGATTTACATCTGACTTCCCGATTAATTTTATAAAACAAATAAGGCATTGGACATTTGCTGGGGACTATGGAGATCCTTGTACTGCGCCAGAGCTATTAGATATATTATACTACATTAATGAACACAACTCTAAATGTAGCATTCAGATTAATACCAATGGTGGTATGAAAACAGAAAGATTCTGGCATGACTTAGGTATGCTGTTTACTAAGAACAAGAGTAGGTATGTTATATTTTCTGTTGACGGCCTAGAAGATACGAATCACATATACAGACGAAATGTTAAATGGCATAAGGTTGTAAAAGCTATGAGAAGTTATAGCAACACAGGAGCCACAGGTATATGGGAGTATCTAAAGTTTAGACACAATGAACACCAGCTATCTACAGCAGAGGATATGGCAAAAGACCTGGGCTTTGAGATTAGATTCAAGAACCCTAATGGCTTTGAGGGAGAGCCAATGCCTGCTAGGGATAAGGATTACAATATAGAATATGAGATATATCCTCAAACAGGTAATGAGATAAAGGCTATTGATGAGAGAACTAAGAACTGGATAGATACTCTTGATGTAACAGATACATATAAAGTATATAATAACAGACAAACTAAGGTTGATTGTTGTGCTAATCATAAGTTTGGTGGAGGGTATGAGGTTAGAATAAACTATGACGGCACAGTTTGGCCTTGTAGTTTCTTTGGACATTTATCCAGCAAGGACTTAACTAATAGATATGTAGGCAAACCTCATCAGGCACAGATGTATGACTTATTTAAGGATATAGACAATAATCTAAACAACAGAAGTCTAAAAGAAATATTAGATGCTGATCCTTTTAAGAATGTTTACGAGGGCTGGGAAGGTAATAATATAATGTTATGTTCAGACTCTTGTGGTGAATTTAGAACAATGGAGAAGATATATGCCTAAAGCATTGTTAACAGGTGGCAGTTCTAAATTTGGTGCTGTTCTAAGAGATGTATTAGAACTATCATATGATGTAGAAGTCATACCTCGAGGTGTACTCAAAGGTATGGGAAGTAAATATAATGCTAGATCATCTCAATATGATTTAGTGTTCTTTAATCACAACATGCCAGCCGATGATGGTTTTGATACAACTCCTCAAACTATATTAAATAGCATATCATATGCTAATAGAGTAGGTTGGATGGTTACAGCACAATCATTAAACTTACAAACACCTATGCCTTATATGACAGAGCCTGAGCTACAAAACTATGTGGCACAAAAAGCTATATACATAACTCAAATGAGATCTTATGCAACTAAATATAAAACTTTTGTATGTGATCCTAGTGGATTGAATGAGAATAACTATCTTAGGAAAGCTATGGAACTAGCAGAGTTTACACAATCAGACTATGAGTCAGGATCTATTCTTCGCCTAAAGTAACAGGGTCTGGTTTGTAAGGATCGTAAAACCTGCCCCACTGATATCTTTCTGGTAATGGTTCACTAACAGGTATTGTTGTAGTCTTACCTTCAGGAGATACACACCAACGCCTTTTCTCTTTAAAGTTAGAAGCATAAGACATTTTTATACGAGTGTCTTTACTGTGGCTCCTGCCATACATTGGATTATTCTCACCACCTCTTGTGCCTGTCATTGTTTTAGATACTTTCTCTCTAAACTCAGGACCTCTACCATTCTTAACAGCAGGATGATTCTCACCTAACTTTGCTTGTCTTATTCTTTCCAGGCCTTCTTTTGTGTGGTGTTTAGTTCTTTCTCGAGCTGTGTCATTAGCAACAGGCATTCCAAGGTGTAGTGCATGCTCTCTTATTTGTTCAATAGTAGAGAACCTTCTTATCAGTTCACGAGGTTTTGGTACATCCTGCACATGGTTGTTGTCAACAATATATAATTTGTTGTTGTGATTGAATAGGAAAAATAACGAAGCTTTAGACATTATAAAAGATCTTCTGCTCCTACCAGTAGGCCTGTTTTACTCTCACTCTCTATAACAGATCTAAAATAAATCTCACCTGGTTTTGTTTCTACTTTTACACGGAGTTTTAATATTGGCAAAGCTTTTGAGTGTTGGTCCTCATGGACATTAATAACATGTTGAGGGAGCCGTACATTACCACCGGCAACTGATGTATATTCTTTATCAGTTACACTAATCCAGTCATATGTTTCCAAAGCGTTTTCTAGTCTATTATAATCATAATATTTTAATTTACCACTATCTAATAGATTTAATACTGGAACTTCGCCTTGATCTTTTTGTGCATGCCATTTAACAGCATTCGCAAATGATTTCTTAACTTTCTTATCCCACTTTATTACTTTACCTCCACCAGCTTTATCATAACCAACTTTGTATGCCATTCTCAATGCACCAGGTATATCCTGTGGTATATCTTTACCTATTAGTTTTTGATAATCCTTCTTAATACCATTAAGACATGAGGAGTTATTAGTTTTTCCATCACCGTCTCCAAAGTAAAACTCTCCCATTAGCATTTGTAATGTTGCAAACTTATTACCTGCCCTTTGGCTGAACTGTGAAACACCTGCTGCTTTAACAGATATTTCCATAGCTACTTCTTTCAGATTGCCATGCTCGTCTGTAAACGATACATCTATATCTTTCTTTGTTCCTTTTTGATCTTTTAGTCCTTGAGAGTCTACCGTAATAATATCTCGCCTGCCATTCTCCCAAAACTTTTTATCCCAAGACTTAACAGCAGCACTATTAGCATAATTAACAGCAGCATCATATATACCTGACATTT